ACCGGGACACGTGAAACGTGCCGCGAGACAGCTCGGATGTGACGCGATTGAGAACAATCCTGGTAGCACCGCACGCCGGATCTGGAGGTCAATTGGCCCTCTGGAGCCGTCAAATAAGAACGGATTTCGGGTCATGATCGATACAGAGCGTGACGAGATCCGTGCGATTGGAGGAAAAGGGGAATGGAAATCAAAAGTGTCGGCAATTAGTCACGACGAGATTGTCGCCGAAATCCGTAAAAATAGCGCCGAGCCTCTCACTTTCGCGGTGTTGTCATGAGCAAAAATCCCCACTGTTCCCCACCTAGTTTTGTTTATTATCAAGGCCTTACTATGCAAGTGGAGGATATGGGGAAGTTTCCTATAGGAGTCTGCCAATTAGTAGATAGAAGAGGGGGGAACCGTAGTTCAGGGGTTTACAGGGGCGGCCTAAAAACACTCCAATACTCCACCGCCATCGGCGCAGCCAAATGAGCCGGCAACAACAGAACATCCGCATCGAGGAGACGGCGAAGGCTGGCGTGTACCGTGCCAGGCGAACCGACCTCGTTGAGCGGTGGCTCGATCGAGGCCTGGTGACAGACCGGCAGCATGCAGTGGCGCATGATTTTGCATTGACGTTCGAGGCGTCAGCTTTGCGCGAGCACTTCACCGTCTCTGGTTGGAGCCTGGACAAGATCGATGGCGCTGTCGGCGACACTGATTGGGTCTCGGTCACTCAGATCAATGCCAGGAAGCGCATTGATGCGGCGCGGTCGATCCTGGGGCCGAGCATGTGGCCGGTGACGGTTGATGTGGTTGGATCCGGCATGTCACTGCGTGAGCATGCATTGCGGGCCTCGAGTGGCGTTCACCGTGTCACGCATCACGAGGTACGCGGACGGCTGCTGGCGGCGCTGGATCTATTGGAGCGGGCGTGGCAATGATTAGTCCTAGTGGGAGACGCAAGGCAATGAGCTGGATAGTTGGGATAGATCCATTCGACATGCTCGAGCAGGGTTATATCGTGCACAGAGTGGCGCCGGCATTTACGGCGAAGTGGTGTATCGAGGCGGATGGCGTCGGCGTGCTGTCTGATCTTGTCTACACCGATGGCGGCGAGGATGCGGTCGCGATCTATGACTTTGAATGGGCGGACGAGGAGCCCAGCGAAACAGTATTTCGGCGGACGATGGTGGAAGCGGTCAACGCTGTAGACGAATATCTATTCAGCGTGCAGGGGATGGCCGAAGAAGACTGAAGGGTCAATTAAATTGGCAGAGTTGAAGGGTGGGGTCGTTTGGTTATAGCGGGTTCGGTGATACTTTTGAGTTAGTCTTTTAGGAGAACTCAAATGAGATTTTATCAAGTGCAAAGAAACAACGACGCCCCGACGCAATACGAAAGTCCCTGGTTCACAAACCGCAAAGATGCTGAAAAAGAAGTGCGACGCATCGCGCGAGAGGAGGGCGAGGAGTGTTTCCCAATTCGAGCCTTCGATATCCCGACGACAAAAACCGCGCTACTGAGGTGGCTGAATAATTACGGCAACCCAGACGGCATGGGTTGGCTTTAACCGAGCATTCATTGGAATTAAATTGGCGGTAAATTAAATTGGCGGCCAATTTGCCAATTTAATCGGCCAATTTATCTGAAACACAACATATAGCTATCTTGGGTTGACTGGGACCCAATATGTAGTAGTAATTGCTTAGATGGGGTTTTCACGTCTACCCGACTGAATGGCTCTCCTCAGAGCCCCATCCACCTAGAAAGAACCCCGCCGGTTTGGTCTCCCACCGCCGCGGGGTTCTTTCGTTTTGAGATCATTCACATCAGCGAGGTCGCCCATGAAGGGTTCGTCGACGTACGGCAAAAAGCTCAAAGCCAAGGTTTCCAAGCAGAAGAAGAAGGCGATGGCGATGAAGAAAACCGCCGCGCGTAAGAAGAGCAGCCGGGCCTGATGGCGAGCGATGACTGTGAAGAAAAACAAAGGCGGACGCCCGACGAAGTACCGCGAAGAGTTCGTGCACCGTGTTGAGGATTACAGCCTCATCGGCATGCGCGACACGGAGATCGCCGGCGCGCTCAAAGTGGACGAGGCAACGCTGTATCGCTGGAAGAACGATCATCCTGAGTTTTGCGAGGCCATAAAAAGGGGCCGTGATCGCTATGACACGGAAGTGGTCGAGAAGGCACTGCAGCAGCGCGCAGCGGGCTATGAGTACGTCGAAGAGGTCATGACACGCGATGGGCCGAGCGTGATCACGAAGCGTTTCCACGGCTCTGACACGGCGGCCATCTTCTGGCTGAAGAACAGACAACCGGAACGGTGGCGTGACAAGGTCGAGCACGAGATGCGTGCCGCGGTCCTCGTTGCTGATGCCCAGACAGACGCCGAGAAAGCGCGATTGATAGCGTTTGCTCTGGCAAAGGGAGCCAATGAAACAGACGCTTGACGCGTACCTGGACAAGCTGACCGGGCTCGATGACGACAAGGTCGATCAGCTCGTTGAAGAGGCGAAGGCGCTTATCGGCGACCGCCCCTGGATACCGAACCCCGGCCCACAGACCGAGGCATTCTACTCCGATGCTGACCTGCTGCTGTATGGCGGCCAGGGCGGCGGCGGAAAGACAGACCTGATCGCAGGCCTGGCACTGACAGAACATGCACGGACCCTGATACTTCGACCGCAATACACGGATCTCGGCGCCCTGGTAGAGCGGGTTGTCGCTGTCGCCGGCAGCCGGAAGGGGCTGAACTCGGCACCGCCTGCACAGTTCAAGTACGGCGATCGTGTGATCGATTTCGGTGCCGCGGCATCGCTCGATCGAGCCGAGACCTGGCAGGGTAACCCGCACGATCTGATCGCTTTTGATGAGGCATGCCAGTTCCTCGAGCCCGTGGTCCGGTTCCTGATGGGCTGGAACCGTGCAGCGGACAAGGAGCTGGGCGGAACATCGAGGCAGCGGGTCAGGACGGTGATGGCATCGAACCCGCCGATCTCGGCACAAGGTGACTGGGTGATTGGCATGTTCAGGCCGTGGCTCGACATTACGCATTCGAACCCCGCTGAGCACGGCGAGCTGCGCTGGTTCATCACTGACCCCGAGGGCAAGGACCTCGAGGTCGATGGGCCTGACGACATACGAACACATGATGGTGTCGATTACCTGCCACGATCGAGGACGTTCATACCGGCAGCCCTGTCGGACAACCCGTTCCTGGTGGACACTGGCTACCAGGCGACGCTTGACGCGATGCCTGAGCCGTTACGATCCGCCATCCGTGACGGTAACTTCATGGCAGCACGTGAAGACGACGACTGGCAGGTCATACCGACGACCTGGGTGCTCGAGGCCAACGAGAGATGGCTCAAGGGCAGGGGAGACAGACCGCTATCATCGATCGGTCTCGATGTCGCCCGCGGCGGCCGGGACGATACCGTGTTCGCACCGCGACACGGTAACTGGTTCGGTGAGCTGACCGTGGTACCAGGCCGTGATACGCCGGACGGGCCGAGTGTCGCTGCACTGGCAGCCGGCATGCTCAGAGAAGACGCGATCATTGCTGTTGATACGATCGGCATAGGCGCCGATGCAGAGACGGCACTGAAGAATGCAGGCCTGCCGTTCGAGGCAATGAACGGGGCAGAGAAGGCATCAGGACATACACGCGACGGCAACTTCGCGTTCTACAATCACCGAACAGAAATGTGGTGGAGAATGCGGGAAGCACTCGACCCGGACTACGGTCTCGAGGTCGCGCTACCACCGGATCCGAAACTACAGGCTGACCTGACGGCGCCCACCTATTCGGTGCGCCCAGGTCAGCCTCCCAAGATTTACGTCGAAGGCAAGCAGGACATCATGAAGCGTCTCGGCCGGTCACCGGACCGCGGCGATGCTGTCGTCTATGCGTGGAACGGTGGCGATCTCGATGCGGGTGCCAAGGTGAGGAGCCGTGGCCGGAACAGGAGTTCTACACCGGCACCTGAGATGACCTACGACGAGCTCCGATATGGCTGACGGCCCGGCCTCCTGGACGCGCGCCGCGACCCGTGACGACCTTGCGGTGATGCTGCTGGGTGCCCGAGAGGCGAACGCCGAGAGTACGTGGAACCTGACCTGGAACGATGACTACGCGGAGCGTTATCTGAA